GAAACTGGGCAAGGTGCGAAAGGGAGATAAACGGGATGTTCATCACGCGAACAGGCGTCCCACTGATAACAGAAGAGGTAATTTAAGGGTAATGGCGCGATCAAGAAACAGGTCAATCAAGTAGGTATCGAAACATGATGTCACCGGACTTTTTAAGCAGATTAAGAGCACTTCGTCAGGCAAGACTTAGAACTCAAGAGTTCCAGAAATGGAAGGACCGTAATCCGACTGCCGCTACGGGGACTGGAGTGTGGACTGCGGCTCCGTGGACAGGCCAGACCGCACAGACAATTGTTTACGATCCGACAAACGGAAAAGCCTATCCGAATCCTGCGGCGGCATTATCAGCCGGGGTGACAAACTTTACCTATCAGATTCCCTCGGGAATGAATATCGATTGGTCTTACTGGGATCAGTTTAGGCAGCCAGTTGCGCCGCGTCCTGCTGCCGCTCCAGTGCAGACTGTGACTGTGGCCGACCAAACGATTCCGTTCAGGGCCCCCCAAAAGACCGACGACACCGACGAGACCGACGACACCGACGACACCGACGACACCGACGAGTTTGAAATACCTGACCTAGCAAAGCGATTCGCTGATGCAGGAATGTTCGGCCGTGCAAAAAAGGCGATTGAAGATGCAGGCGGGATATGGACTAAAGAAATGTCGCGAAGGTTAAGAGCCGCTGCCAAGAATGCCAAGTATTACGGCGGGGTTTTTGAGAACCAAAGCACGATTGACGCCCTCATTGATAAATACACTTTAGCAAATGCCTCCAGTGGGGAGGGTGGAAAAATTTCTTACAAAGTGATGATGGGCAAAGCCAAGAGAGACTACGAGAAAAAACACGGGGTAGGAAGTTGGACCAAGGCTGTGCATGTTGCGGTTGCCGCATCGTTGCAACGAAAACTGAACGCGGATGCTGCCGATTCAACGGGAGTAGATGATACCAATGTAATCGACCCAGACTCTTCAGACGACTCTTCTTCTGACTCCGATATTTTCAGCGGAATCAAGCGTGGAAGGCTGGGAGAGGCGCAGAGATATGCTGATGCAGGAATGTTTGGTCGCGCCAAGCAGCAGATTGAATTGGGCGGCGGAACATGGACTAAAGCAATGTCGAGGAAGTTAAGAGCCGATGTGAAATCCACCACAAATTACGGCGGTGACTTTAAAGATCAGGCCAAACTTGATGCGCTACTGAAAAATAGCAAAGTACTGGTTGATGGGAAAATTAAAATGGGGAGGGCAAAGCAAGCCTATGAGAAAAAATATGGCGCAGGCTCGTGGAGCAAGACTATCCACAAGAGATTAAAAGCCTCTCACCAGCGGAACCAATAAATCTAGGGTTGGTATCAATATGAAAATCAATGTCTCCCCGAAGGGGAAAAACGTGGGATATATCCCAAAGAGGAAAGAGGGTTCTGGCCAACTCCTGCCCATAACTGAGGCGGTAATTCAGATTGCCCGCATTGGAAGTGAGATGGAAGACGCTACTGAACAAGCAATTACGCGGATCGATTCGGCAAGGCAGGAAACTCTAAAGAAAGCGGAAATGTAATGTACTCAACGGCATTTCTAAAGCGCCTTCTTCGCCTGCAAACTCAGCAGGCGAAGGCCGCAGCAACCCCCGTGGTTCTCCCCAGCGCACTAGAGGCGGAATCAGAAGGGTCAAGCGAAGCAAACATACACGCAATCGGTTCGGCACTTCCGACCTTGGCGGCTCAACAGCCTACAGATGTTCAGGTGATCGTTTACGACCCAAGCAATGGAAAGGCTTATCCAAATCCATCTGCTGCAAGGGCTGCTGGTGTGACTAACTTCATATACAACGCGCCCTCGGGTATCAATATTGATTGGTCATATTGGGACCAATTTACGCAGCCAGAGCCTGAAGCAGTCGAGGTCGGAGAAGTTGAGGTTGAGTCTCAGGAGTTGCCATTTGAGTCAATGCCTTATACACCCACCCCGGCTCCGCAGCCTGCCGCCCAAAGCCCTGAGCCAGAACCTGCCGCTGCTGCCCAAAGCCCTGAGCCAGAGCCTGCCGCTGCTGCTCCGCCGCCTCCGCCGCCTCCGCCGCCTCCAGCGCCCAAGCCAAAACCAAAACCAAAACCAAAACAGAGTTCTGTGCCGATTGTGAGCAGACAACAATGGTATGACCAAGCGACCTACTTGCAAGGGCCGGGGCATACAGGCCCGATGGCAGGGAAGTCTATACGGGATAACGAAGGCCCGAATCTGGATAGGTATTACGAGGGTTATGTCGCAGATATGCAACGGAAAAATGCGGCGGGTAATTACGCCCATGCCAAAGAGATCAATAGGGCGCATGGACTTAACCCAAATAAAAAAGCCGCCCCCGCTAAAAAACAAACTGGGCCGAAGGTGGGTAGTTGGGAATGGCGGGTTGCACAAGGACTGACTCTCTGAACCCCAAGGAGTTCATCGCCAAAGCCAAAAGTTATCTCCCCATGGCTTCGCTAGAAGAGACCGGCACGTTCTACAAAAATCTTCTAACCAAGCACTATGATCCCACGCTCATTGCCGAACTAGCAAAAATTGACCGCTGGTTTCTTCTCGTAGTACTTCTCAATCGGAAGGATGCCGTTCATCCATGGTTATATGACCGCTGTAGAGAGATCGAGAAGAATCCAGACGGCCACCTCGACTTGTGGGCCCGTGGTCATTACAAGTCAACACTCATTACCTATGCTGGCGCAGTTCAGGAAATCCTGAAGGACCCAAACATAACGATAGGCATCTTTTCTCATACAAGACCTATTGCGAAGGGGTTCCTTAAACAAATCAAGCGCGAGTTTGAGGTTAATGATTTTCTTCGGGACCTTTTCCCAGACATTTGTTACCCAAATCCACGTCAAGATTCACCGCAATGGGGCGAAGACGCCGGGATCATTGTTAAGCGGAAATCAAATCCCAAAGAAGCAACAGTAGAGGCGTGGGGGTTGGTAGACGGTCAGCCGATCTCCCGCCACTACGACCTTCGTATTTACGATGACGTTGTAACCCGTGACTCGGTTAACACGCCAGAGCAGATTTCCAAGACAACAGAGGCGCTTGACCTGTCGCAAAACTTGTCAGGGGGGGCAAATCGAGAGTGGTACATCGGCACTCGTTACCACTACGCGGATACTTACCGGGACCTGATAGAACGCGGCACCCCAATGCGGGTGTACCCAGCGACCAAATCAGGCACCCCTGATGGTGAGCCTGTTCTTCTTAATCAGGAAGAGTGGGACAAAAAGAAGTTGTCCATGGGGCAGTACGTTCTGGCCTGCCAGATGTTGCAGAACCCGATTGCGGGCTCCGAACAGGTCTTCGATCCCGAGTGGATCAGAAGGGCGGAGGTGAGACCTCGCGTTCTCAATATTTACATTCTTTGTGACCCTGCGCACTCGAAGAAATCAACTTCAGACAGAACCGCTATTGCGGTTATTGGGGTTGATCATGCGTACAACAAGTTTTTACTGGATGGGCTTTGTCATCGCCTTAACCTGAAAGAGCGCTGGCAATCATTGTCGAAGTTCAGAAAAAAGTGGCTTCGGCAGACAGGTATTCAGGTAGTCAAGATCGGATACGAGCGATACGGGAAAGATTCCGATATCGAGCATTTCAAGGAAATGATGAAGATCGAAAGCAACTATTTTCCCATTGAGGAACTGTCATGGCCAAGAGAAGGGCCCGGTTCTAAACGGGATCGCGTACAAAGATTACAGCCCGACTTTGAGAACTGGCGCTTCTTCTTGGCCCCCAGTGGCGATCACGTCACCTCTAGGCAAAGAAAAGCCTTCGAGAGCGGTGACGCATCACTAATCATCCGTCCCATCAGGCAAAAAGATGAGACAGGTCGAGTGTATGACCTGACTGAGCGCATGATCGAAAACGAATACAACCTTTTCCCGGCTGTACACGTTGACATGCTTGATGCGATGTCACGCATCTATGACATCGAAGCATCACCACCCCAAACAGTGTTTCAGGACGATCTGGAACCGGAGGCTTTACCAGCATTTTGAGTACACCAGAGCAAATCGCGGCTGCCTTCATAGCCCACTTTGTTGATGCTCCTGTAGGTGAGATCGAGGAGTTGGAAATTACCAGAGCGCTTGGCCTACTCATCAGGCAAGTCGCCACCGAAACCGCAGACATCCTAGAAGAGGATCACAGGGTACTTCACTAATGCCAATACAAGGAAAAGTTAAAACACGCAAGTACTCTTGGAAAGAACTTGTAGACAAAAGCGCAGGTCCCGAGCCGCCAATCCCAGTTTACAAATTTCCACAGAGAACTTTGTCTGAAAACCCGAGACGCCCGTATGGGCCAAAGAGGTAATCATGGAAAAGATAAAAGAGTGGTGCAAGAACAATCCGAAAGCCGCTGCGGTTGTAGCAGTGGTGGCAGTGGTTTTGATCGTTGTGGCGGCTAACGAATGAAGGTTCTGGTTGACTCCCATAAGATGGGGATGATGCAGGAGGCAGCAATCACCTCACTGGTTAAGAACGTGGGTGATACGTTGTACAAGCACTACCCTGATCACTTATGGGCAGTCGGCCCTAGTAACGATTACTCCATGTTGGCCATTTGGAACGAAGACCTCTCTTCGCGGTATGGAATGTGGATTGATGTCACCAAGATTGACCCTGACTGCAAGAATATTGTGACGTGGGCTGGAGAACTGCTGGAACGCGCCAGTGTATCGAGGGGCCGCGCGAACCTAGACGAACTTGCTTCTCTGGAGCGAAACGTACTTGGGGAAGTAAAATTCGATGAGTGAAGTCCCTTTAAATGATCAGTTAGAGAGGAAAGACCCTTGGCTAACGCTTGCGAGGGAGGCGTATCAGTCCTCTACATCCTATTTAGATTCCAACTACCGACGACAGTGGGAAAGAAACATCGCTCTTTTCCAGTCCGAACACCCAACGGGCTCCAAGTACCATTCAGGTCAGTATCAGCATCGGTCAAGGCTATTCAGGCCAAAAACACGATCCTCAATACGGACTAACGAGGCTGCGGTTACCGCAGCCTTTTTTGCAACTGAGGACGTTGTTTCTGTTTACCCGCAGAATGACTCTGATCCCGAGCAAAGAGCCTCGGCAACCATCCTAAAACATCTGCTTCAGTATCGACTTACCAAAACCATTCCTTGGTTCCAAACCTTAGTCGCCGCTTATCAGGAAGCGCTTGTGTTCGGCACCGTCATTTCTCATCAGTATTGGGATTACAAGGAGGTCAAGTCAAAGCGGAAGGTGCCGCTTCTGGATGAGCAGGGGGCTCCTGTTCTCAATGAAGACGGCACAGTAGCCGAGGAGACTGAAGAAGAGGTTGAGGTCATAAAAGATTGCCCCGCGATTCGTTTGGTCGCATCGGAAAATCTCAGGATTGACCCAGCAGCCGAATGGATTGATCCCATTGGTACTTCACCGTTCGTCATCGAAGTTGTCCCAATGTATCTGCAAGATGTTCTGGAGAGGATGGATGAGATTGACCCCAAAACCAATGAGCCAAAGTGGCGGCGGCTTGATGTAGGAAAACTTCTCAACGCCTCTAAGTCATCGGAATTTGATTCAACCCGACAGACACGCCAAGGCAAGCGTCAGGACCCAATATCAGAGAGGAGGGAGGACACCTCCGAATACACCACGATCTTTATTCACAAGAATATTGTTCGCAAGGGGGGCAAAGACTGGATTTTTTACACGGCTGGCACTGAATACATGCTGACCGCCCCCAAGCCTCTTAAAGAAGTGTATCCACATCTTCGTGATGGTGAACGCCCGTATGTCATGGGTAACTCTGTCATTGAGGCGCATAAGGTTTATCCAGCGTCGATGGTGGAACTGACACAGGACCTTCAAACCGCTGCGAACGATATCGCAAACCAACGTGCAGACAACGTGCAACTGGTTCTCAACAAGAGATACCACATCAGACGAAGCGCGAATATCGATATTCACGCATTAAAGCGAAGCGTCCCGGGCGGCTCAGTGATGATGGACGACCCGCATACTGATGTGGCCATGATCCCCACCCCTGACGTTACCAGTTCTGCTTACGAGGAGCAGGACCGACTGAATATTGATTTCGACGATATTGCGGGCAACTTCTCTCAGGGAAGTGTCCAGAGCAATCGGATGCTCAATGAAACGGTTGGCGGAATGGAAATGCTGTCTTCAAACGCGAACAGCATCATGGAATACATGATTCGGACCTTTGCGGACACATGGCTAGAGCCTGTTCTGATGCAAATCGTTCGATTGGAGCAGTACTACGAAACTGACGAAGTTGTTTTGACTGTTGCCGCCAACAGGGCAGAGCAGGATGAAAACATGGAACCCGGCTTCTATCAGCGTTTCACCGATCAAGATATCGATGACATCTTGCGCCACGAAATGACTATTGGCGTGAACGTTGGAACAGGGGCAACAGACCCCATCAGGAAGATAGAGCGACTTCTACTTGGTATCAGGACCATGGGGGAGATCAACCCAGACATTATCTCCTACCTCAACCAAGCAGAGGTGACCAAAGAAGTATTTGGCGCTCTTGGTTACAAAGACAGCAAGCGGTTCATTACCGAAGAAGAGCAGACCCGACTCATGGAGATGCAGGGCCAGATAGAAGAGTTGACTCAAGTGGTTCAGCAACTCACAGATCAGGGTGCCGGAAAGCAGATCGATGCACAGGCAAGAATTCTTGCGGCACAGATCAAAGGCCAGTCCGACATTCTCGCAGCAAAAGAAAAAGCAACGGGCGATATCACATCTACCCAGATTTCTTCAGAAACGCGAGAGCGTATGGATCACCTCAAGCACCAGATATCTCTTATCGAATCTCGGCTTAAAGCGGAAAAGAATGACATCGCGAGGGGGGAACTTCTTCTTCAGAAAGAAGCCCTTGTACACAAGATGCTTATGGAAGAGCCCAACATCGGTGTATCCCCGGGCAATGACGAAGGTAAGCAAATGTCTGATGTCTTAATGAATGACAGGTACGGGAAGATACCCGCCGCAGAGGGTTAATGGATCAAACCGAATTATTAATTGCGGAGGCAAGACTTGGCCTCCAAACCAAGGAGTTTTTGAACTCCCCACTAGGTAAATACATCGTAGGCCGCGCTGCAAAGTCCCGAGAGGAGGCTTTTGAAGCATGGATTAAAACCGAGGCCCACGATGAGGACACCATCAGGGAGTTGCAATTCCGCGCGAGGTTGCCCCAGATCGTCATTGCATGGCTGGACGAGGCTATTAACCAAGCAAAACATGCAGAGGAGACTCTGACCGAAATAACGGAGTAAAAGAATGGACGCTATCCAAGAACAGGACGTTTCCGAACAAGAAGAGATCGTTGAGGAAGAGCCTCAATTGCTTCCCCACGAAGCAGAACTCGAAAGAATTGCTGCAACGGTGGAGGAAAAACCAGTTGAAGAAGAATTGGAGGCAGTAGAAGAAGAGGAGCATCTTGCTCCCGCTTACCAGAAAGATGACAAGTGGTATGTCACCGCGAAGGTAGACGGGGAAGTTGTGGAAGTTCCTTATGATGATCTGCTTTCGCAGTATCAGAAAAACACCACTGCTGACAGACGACTTCAGGAAGCCGCAGAACGCCAACGTGAGTTGGCTGAGTATGAGGGAAAACTGAATGCGTATCGGGCTCACCTTGAAGCCCAAAATCGACCATCGCAAGACGTCGAAAAACAACAATCGCCATCTTCGGACGCGAATACTGATGCTCTTTATGAGCAATACCACGATGCCCTTTTCCAAGCGGATGAAGCGAGAGCAAGCCAATTGCTTAAACAAATCCGCGCTGCTGACCAGCCAAGAGAGCCCAGTGTTGATGTTAATTCAATCATTGAGCGAACCAAGGCTGAAATGCGGGAGGAGGAGAAACAGGCCCGTGAACGTGGCTATGAAGCACGTCGCCAGCAAGCAGTCGAATTATTCAGGGATGAATTTTCCGACATTACTGACGACACCTCATTGCTGGCTGTAGCGGACCGTCGTTCTGCTGAACTTTATCAAGAAGACCCTACCCGGGACCCGTGGGATATCATGCAAGAGTCGGGCCGATATGCTCGTGAATGGGTGATGACTTACGTTGAAGAACTGGGCGGGACACCGAAAGATAAGCAACGCCAAGAGCGTAAGCAGAGCATGGACGAAGTTACTCCGAAAAACGTTCGAGCCAATATTGGTGAGGACCTTGAGGAGCCGACTTATTCCGATGTCATCGCGGAGATGAAAAAAGAGCGAGGGCAACCCGCTTAATCTCCTAGTAATTTTACAATCATTTTGAGGTAACACAACCATGGCAGGACAAGTATGGGGTACCAGTAGCCTTGGCGGCTACATGTACTCGCTTAACCTATCCAAGGAATTGCGTATCGCCTTACGTCCGATTGTGAAGTTTCGTCAGTTCGCGGATGTTAAGGACGCCGCGCACCAAGGTCTCAACAAGGGCGACACCTTCCATTGGAACGTGTACAGCACTGTTGCTACCGGGGGTGCGGCTCTCACCGAAGGCACTGCGATTGCTGAAACGAACTTCACGATCACGCAGGGTACGATGACCATCACTGAGATGGGCAACTCGATTCCATTCACTTCCAAACTAGACGATTTGTCTGAGCATCCCGTTAAGGAGATTATCCATAAGGTGTTAAAGGTAGATTGCGCTCAGGTGCTTGATGATTTGGTCGCAGACCAGATCGATGCAACTCCTTTGCGTGTTGTTCCTACCGCTGGCACGGCTACCGATACGGTCACTTTGACCACCAACGGTACTGCTACGCTGACAAACAACGTCGCATTGGGCAAGGACCACGTCAAAGCAATCGTAGACGTAATGAAAGAAAGAAATATCCCGGCCTTCAGCGGGGACGACTATTTCTGTCTGGCATGGCCTACGACTTACCGTGACCTCAAAAACGATCTGGAGTCGATCAATCAGTACGTCGA